ATTATTTGAAAACTCAATGCTACCTTTATTAAGAGCGCGACAGCCTGGTTGTAAGAAGAACGGTAAATTTTCAAGAGCAAGCGTAACACGAGCAAGCATCTCCCTAGCAGTTGAACCTTTGTTCGCTAGAATCGCAATAGTTTTTTCGGGGTGAAAAATTGCGTACCAGAGCAGATACACAACAGACGAAATAGATTTGCCAGACTGGCGACAAGCAAGAACGATGGTGAATCGATTTGAATTGAAATGATCAAACATCTTTTCTTGATAAGGGTACAGATTGAAGTTGACAAGACCCTTGTCAAGTGATATAATTTTCACATAAGTTCTTGCGAAGTACGCAGGATCACTCATGCATTTTGCGTACTCGCGAACTTGGAGTTCAGTCCACTCTTGCTGAACCCCGTCTTTCTTTACATTGATATTTCCTAAGTAATGCTGCTGGTCATTCATCCGATGGGCTAACATCAATCACCTTTTCTTCATCATTTTTCATCAACAATCTTTGCAAGTCAGTGGTGCTGCCAATAAACACGTTGTTATTGGTGATTGCCTTTTGTTCTGGTTTTTTATCTAACTGAGTTACATCGCGAGTTTTTTTGTTCAGTTCCATCAACTTATCATTCACATCAGAAATGTTTTTGATCATGTTGGACAGAACTTCAAATGCGCGAGGATGCTCTGATTCGCGAGCAACCTCAATCATCAGATCAAGCGATTCTCTTCCCTTGTCTATTAGTTCGTAATAGGTTGCGCGGGAATAATCGTAGTCGGACTTGATATTCGGATCATCATCTTTCATAGTATTATTTATAAGTATAACTTATTTTAGCAAGATCAATACCGTTGGCTGTCGAGTATACATCATCAACGGTAATGTCATATAAATTTTGCGGTTTGTTTAAATGATAATTCATAATTGTGCTGTTGTTGATACAGTTTATTTTATAACCAGCAATCCCATATTGTGACACAAAAAAATCTTTAGTTATTGTCAAATAATCTTCGTCATGTAACCATGACTTAGACCCGTTTGCGTCTGGTCCATAAAGAGCGTATATGAATGTAAGATAATTACTATCGAACGAATTGAACACTCCAATTGCTAGATGAATAGGCACATCATCTTTTTTCCAAAGAAGCCCTACCCCGTTTAGAATTTTTGTTTTGTCTAATATGTGATAAAATTTATTTCGCATCGATTCTCTTTTTTCTTCTTCAGTTTGTGGATTGTCCAAAAACCCCCAAGAAAATGTTCCAGCATCCATATGATACAAACTTGAAGAGAAAAGAGAATCAAATTCTGATCCACCAACATCTGTAATTTCTGTTAAAATGTACATAATTTAAAAACTCGCTGCGTCGGCATATGCCTGTACTCTGAATTTAAAGGTTGCTAAAAGAGCGTCACTATAGCCAGACGCTCTACCATAATATTTCACAGTATAATCTTTACCAGAAAACACATCAGCACCAGCACCCGCAGTTGCTGTAGCAGTCATCTGAATCGACTCTTCAATTCCATTTGAAGGCGTCGCTTGCCAGCCAAGATCAATTTCAGGCCCTACAAGCCCTATAGGCTGAGTTGTTATGCTATACACGATCTTAATTTCATCAGGAACAACTGCTGTGTTAGTGTAGATTGTCACAGGAGAAGTTGTCAGTGTATTTGGCGAATCTATTGGCTGGTACCAAAGATTCGTATCATTTGCTTCGTCAAGTTCAACTGTAATCTTAAAGCCGTCGCTTGCACGAGAGAACCTTGTAGTAAGTTTTGCTGTGGCTGTTACAGTTTCGCCATCGTCTGAAGTTTCTTCGTCGCGAATGTATGCAGCAAAGGTGTTGCCTTCTTCGGGGCGCTGTGCAATGAACGTACCCGCAGGAATGTTCGACGTATCGTTAATCGTAATAAGCGGGCTAGTACGAGACAATGGTGTACCGCTTACAGTACCAGAAACAGATGCACTGAACGTTTCTGCAGACTCAATCACACCATCAGCAGAAGGAGTGACAGTAAACGAACCAGCGTTGCTTGTTATCGTTACTGTGCCTGTGCTTACATCAAAGTCACCCGAATTTGATACAGACCAGTTTAGTACAGTTCCGTCAGGTACATTTGAAGTTGTTACATTAATAGTTGCTGTTTCACCTTCGTTCACAGAACTAGGTCCAACAACAGTATCAATCGAAGGAACAGGAGTTGTTGAAGTATCACTAATAGTGATTAGTGACGATTCTGCTAACAATCCACCAGACGCTGAGTTAGACACCTTGACTCTAAATGTTTCAGTGCCTTCTGTAGTTAAATCTTCTGAAAGCGTTAGAGAGAATGAACCTGTACCGCCCGTTACAGCAAAGCCTATTCTGCTAGTAGACGAAGCCCAACCAGAAGCGAAGTCTGCTTGTTCCACAGTCCCAGAGGCAGGCTCAATCCAGTAATAATACAGCCCATCGTTTCCTGTCAATGTAAAGTTGACGTTATCATTTTCATCCACACTTGTTGTACTTGGTGTGAGCGAGTATGAAGAACCTGCAATGGTAAATTGTTGAGACTTTAGCAGTGTTCCGCCAGTTGACGCAGTGTACAGAAGCCCAGCAAACAATTCATTTCTTAGTTCAGAACTATCCGAGAAAGTAATCGAATTAGTTGTTCCTGAATTGTTTGTGATTGTCACCGCTTCACGACTTGCATTCGTTGGTCTACCGCCAAGAAAATCGAAGTCATCAGTAGAAATATTGTCAATATAAAAATAGTAAGTGCCGTCTTGTATGTTACTACCAGAAATTTCAAATGTAGCAGTATCACCTTCAGAAATAATTGAAGGGCTTATCTCAATATTGTATACTGGAGTCGCGTCAACAATAGTAAACGCGCTTGATACTGTAATGTCTGGATCGTACTTCGCATTAGTGACAGAGAATGTACCAGATACTGAGCCGATATAACTGTCGTTAAACGACACCGCAACCACAATGTTTTGACTTGTCGAAGTCAACACAGTCGTACCACTAGTTGCAGCCAGTCTATCATCACTTGCTGCAGCACCAGTAATGCTCCAAGTAAGCGTGTCACCAATATCAACTGTATCGGCTGTAATCGTCGCAACAAGATTATTGCCTTCGGTCACAGACCCAATAGACGCAATACTAAAAATAGGCGCATTATTTGCAATGGTAATTGTCGCAGAATCTTTTTTAATTCCGTCAAAAGTTTGGATGATGACTTTGAATTGTTCACCAGAGTCTGCTAGATCAGGATCAATCACAGGGCTAATTGTAAAAGTTCCTGTACTGTTATAAATTGAAAAAGGTATTGGCGATTCTGAATCGGGAACATTAGCGAAATCTGTGCTATCAGTAGTGATATGCTCAATGTAATAATATAGAGTTGTGCTACCGCTGCTTGGCACATTTGTACCAGTTGCTGTAAAAGTAACATTCGTGCCTTCGCCTACAAGCGTAGAACTAGGCGCTAGAGAATACGAAGACACCACATCATTTATTGTTATCGTAGTAGAGCCTCGCGTTCTACCTTGCCCATCACGCAAAACTATATCGAATGTTTCAGAACTTTCACCTTCTGCACTATCGATCTTTGGTGTGATTGAAAAACGACCAACTGCAGTACCTGCGCTATCGTTTATTGCGACATATCCAGGGTTCGCAATCGTAGGCTGATTTGCGAAGTCTGAATCAGAAGTTGTACCGTGGCTGATATAGTAATAAATTGAACCAATATTGTCAGGAATATTTGTTGCTGTTACAGTAAGGTCGACAGCACTTCCTTCGTCTACGGTAGATGGGCTAGGTGTAATCGTGAATACGCTGGTATTTCTTTGCGCTACAGCAGAGTCTAGCATAGCAGCCGTAATGTTTTCTGTTATTAAGTCTTCAACAGATACTTCAGCACCAAGATACATTCCTGCGGGATGCGCAAATAATTTGAAAATGTCTCGCCACTTTGAAATGGGAACACCTACACGAACCAACAGAGCAAAAGTTTGATACAGTTTATCGTTGGTCAAATAACGAAGAGAATCTGGACCAATCTGAGATGCAGTATCGTTCAGCGTAAAAACATTTTCTTTAGGGTAAACTACTTCAGCGTCAAGCCCATAGAAAGAACGGAAGAACCATTCAATAGCAAACTTTGTGCCTTTTGAGCGAAACAGATGGTTCGAAAAGTTTGCTGCTGCTCTTTTTTCCCAATCGTTATCACCAAAGCCTTCGAAGTATGCTTCACCTAAAAGAAATTCATCTTCAATATACGATAACAAAGTGATATCTGTTTCATTGATATCACGCGCAGCAAATAGATGATGCAGCAATTCATTAGGGTTGTTCTGATCTTGCCACTCATAATACTTTTTGAGAAGAGAAATAAACTTTGGATAGAACTGTGCAAAGTGCTCGGGCAGCACACTTTCGACCTGCATTTCACGCAGATTTAGGTGCCTTCTTCTCTTGTCAAGAAATCCGTTATGCATTATATTTACACAATGTTAATCGTATTGCCCATCACCGAATTTGCAGTGGACTGATAGTAAAGCGAAGAAGGTGCGCTCATTGATACGGCAAAGGTAACCGTACCGCTTCCGCCATTATTGGTAACACCGACAGAATATGCAGCACCACCGTCGCTGTCTCTAATCTCTAAAGGATTTGCTACAGGAACATTTGTGAACTGATAAGTTTCACCTCTTCGAAGATAGAGAACAGGATCGTTTTCTGCAGAAGGAAACCAAACATTGTTAGTATCAGTGAAAGTATAGTTTGTTGATCCTGCGGTAGAACTCAAATTAAATGTTTTCGTAACAGCAGTATTTGCGAAATAATCAATAACTGCAGCAGTCGTAGGAAGGTAACCATTGCTATCGTAATTTTGAATGCCATCAGAGTCTGTTACAAAACCATAGACAGTAATATTGTTTAGTATATCAGTCAGAGACCCGAACTTAACATCGCCGGTCATATCAATATTACCGCCGACAATCAGGTCGTTATTAATCGTAAGGTCTTGATTGACAATTGCATTGTCACCAGAGTCTGTGACATTGCGGGTGATGCCAGAAAGGAAATTCGAACGAGTAATCTTTTTGGTCGTAGCAGCAGTTGTATCATTAATTACCAAAACATCGTTATCTTCGACGTTTTGTAATTCTGCTAATTCTGATATTCTAATGTCTGCCATTGTGTTTCCTCAACGCTATAGCGATATTTATAGCGACGCTGTTTGTGTTAGTATACCAACCAAGAACATATCACCGTTGCTGTCAAGTTTCGCTTTCTTCACCCCTTGGTATGCAAAGAACAGAGAGTTGTCGCTCTCATACAGATCCCAGTTTGCGGTAGCAAAAATACTGGTCGAAAGTTTTTGCGTAGAAGGAACGTAAGATAGACCGGTGTTCACATTTACATTGTCATTACCTGAAGTTGTACTTCCTAGATGCACATAGTATGTCGAACTGTCAGCAGAAGAAACCGCAGTCACTTTGACATTTGCAGCATTCGTAGCACTATCTGCAGAAAGATTTGTCAGGCTGGATCCATCGCCAGAGAAATAACTTGAACTTAAAGTATTTGTCTGAGGATCATAGACCAAATCTGCAATGGTGCTAACGCTGTCATAGCCAGTCTGAATGGTGCGCAGCATGAGATAGTGAACACCATTAGAATCTGCTATTTTCGCATCGGTTTGTTCTGCCGCTACTGTCACTGCAGTACTAGTAATTCCTGTGAGACCCGATCCATCACCATAAAAAGTTCCAAAAGATGTGATATTTCCTTGGACAAAAAGATCACTGTCTATGGTTGTCTCACCATAAATTCTAACGCCACCCGCCGAATCGTTGGCGTTCGACAATGCATTTGCTGCTTCTAACGCAAACGAAGCGTTCAGCGCACTATCAGCCTTGACGTTATTCAACAAACTGCCATTGCCAGAAAAGAATCCTGCTGACAATATGTTTAGATTAGGATTATAATTAAGAGCAGGATCAGCGTTTGCTGTGTACGCACCATCAACAGAATCCAAAAAGGTCAAGTAAAATAGAGCGTTTGTGCTGTCTTCTTCAACAACAATTTGAGAGGCTATTCCAGCAGTTGCTGCGGCTGAAGCACCCGCAAGAAGTTCACTTACAGTAACCTGCTTTGTTTGATTCTCATTGGTGTCAACAATGATTAGAACGTCATCGTCTTCTGGCGTTGCGCCAAGAGCGTCTAAATCTGTTATTTTTATGCCAGCCATTGTTAACCTCTTTCAATCTGTGATTTCAATTGTTCAACTTCATTCTGTAGTTCTTGAACTGCAGCAAGCAAAATAGGAACCATCTTGCTATAACTAACAGTTTGATAATGTGGATTACCGTTTTCGTATACGGCGTCTTTGTCGCCGTTGACAAGATAAGGAATCTGCGCTTGTAGTTCGTCTGCAATTACACCAATTTCTCTGTCAAGCGAAGATGCAATATTGAATTCGTAGACTGCAAGATTTGCAAGTTTATCCAAAGCACCAGAAAACGGCTTGATATTAGACTTTGCACGACGATCAGAGACTATACCATCGACGTATGCTTTAACTGCAGCCGAGGTTGGAATTGAAGTATCATCATCATTGCTCACAATACCATCTGCGGCGTCAACAAACTTTGTTACCGTAATATTTTCAATAGCATCTTTCAAAGATCCGAAAGTGACCGTATCGTTTACTGTCAGATTATTGGTCGTGAAGTTATCAACAAATGCACCAGTAGCAGAATCTCTTAGATTACTTGCATAATTTGAAAGCAAATTAGCAAAGGTAATTTTTTTAGTAGTGTTCTGACTTGCATCATTGACGACCAAATAAGCATTTGACGCGACATTAGTCAATTCTCTCAGAGAAGATATTTTAACGCCTGCAATTGCCATTTTAATTCCTCAAGAATTCGTTTAAAGTATTTATACTGGCACCACGGTAATTGTAACCGTGCCTATTTCTGATTTACCGCCAGTTGGTGTTGCTCTATAAACAAACGTGTCTGTTCCAGCAAATCCCGCATTAGGTGTATATCTAAACAGACCAGTAGAAGTGTTTATTACGGACAAAGAACCGTTAGATGGATAACCACCAGCAGCAATTGCATACTTCACTTCGTCTGCTTCAAAGTCATCATTTGATGCAACATTGATATCAATAAAGTTAGCCGAACTTAGATCCAACGACACCGCATCATTTACAGTATCAACTTCCGAAGGCGTTATCACAACAGCAACAGTTGTTCGAATGCTACCGCCACCGGCAAAATTCGCCTGTACAACAAACGAATCTGTTCCATGCCAATCAGGATTTGGTGTATATGACCATGAACCTGTTGCAACAATTCTACCTGTTTTTGTTGTAGTGTTGGCTGTCAGAGTTGCAGTTGCAGTGCCGTTTGTTGGTGCAGTTGATACTTCAAGCG